TTATAACCTTGTTGAAGTTCCTTAGCACTATTTTGAGCGTCGGCAATTCTATTTAACCGAAACTCTTCTTCAATTGTTTGAGTACAGGTAGGACAAACCGTATTTTCTGTGAAGAACTTGTGCTCTTTGGTAATGGTAGATACTTTCTGAGAGATTTTACCTTTCAGATTTCCCAACTTTCTCAATTTATCAGTCGCACCAATAACTTCTTCCTGTTCTTTTGTATATCCAAAGATACTTTCTTCGGTGGTTGAATTTTGAAGCATATAAGCATCAACTTCACCAATCAAATTAGTAATCTTCTGCTTGTTAACATTAATATTATCCTTTCCACGACTTTCCAACTGCTCAATAAAGTTCTTCTGCATTTGAACTTTATCTTTGAGAGATTCTTTCTTAAGATTCAAAGATTTAACTTGATCTTTCTTCTCACGAATTTTATCTTTGATGAGATTATTCATCGCAGAAAAGATACGAATATCCAAAAGGTCTTCAATTACCTCACGACGATTTGCTGTAGTCAATTGCATAAAAGGTACAAAGGTACTCGAACCCAGAATTACAATCTGCGTGAAAGACTTATAGTTGACCTTTAGAATATTTTCTTCTAGGATTTTTTGATTTGCACGATCATCTGCTTCCCTGTGAAGTTTATTCCCATTCACTTCAATATCAAAAATACTGGGTTTAATACCACGTCGAACCAAATAATCTCGATTGTTTATAGAAAATTCAATTTCAACAATACAATCTTTTTCGTTAGTGCTGTTAGCAAGTTGAGGTTTTGTAATTTTACGAAATGGTTTATTAAACAAACCAAAAGTAAGCGCATCCAAAATGGTCGATTTCCCTGCACCATTTGTTCCAATAATTAGATTGGTATTGTGTTTTTCAAAATCAATTTCTGTGAACTGGTTTCCAGTACTTAAAAGATTTTTCCAACGAATTTTCTTAAATGTAATCATTTTTTAATTATATCAAAAGTTATCATTTTTGGGAGGAATTACAATATCATCTGGAGTAATCACAGCATATTTGTAATTATGATACTTACAGGTTTTTATAGCAAGTTCATCATCGACTTCAACAACATCCATTTCAGTTTCTTCCTGATCTTCAAGCATTAAAGCATATCGAGTTGCATCATCTTCTTCTTCAAAAAGAAATAAAACTTTATGTCCATACTGATCCTGAACGGCGTAAGCACCTTCATTTTGATTATCTCTAAGAGTGAGAAGAAACATTTTACTCTACTTCGCAAGCTTGTTCATACAAATCTTGAAAAATTCCCTTGATAATTGTTTTATCAAAATCAAATTCAGATTCATCAATATAACGATTTAATATTGAAATTGTACTTTCTTCCTCATCAATTACAAAATGTTCATTTTCAACAATATCAAAATTTTCTACAATTTTTAATTCTTGAATTTTAGCGGAATAAAGTTTATCTACAAACTTTTCAAAATCTTTTATCTTTGTTTTTTTACGAACAATAATCTTTACAATCTTATTCTCATACTCCCGAGCATCAAATGTCTGATAAGGAGTATCCTCATAATAAATGTTATAGAATAATTTATAAGGATTGTTAATTGGAGTGTGAGTGAGAGTTTCCGTATCAAAGATATGAAAACCACGAGTATCATTCACATCTGTCCAGTACATTTCATAAGGATTACCAAGATAGAAGATGTATCCATTATCAGAACGAGTGTGGTAATGACCAGAAAATACCTTTGTGAACTTTGAAAAAATATTTGAATCCAGTCCATGTTCCTCCATAATAAGATTCTTATTTACATAGAAACCTTGAAGTTCAAGATGACCCATAACAACTTTTGCCTTGGATTTCTGAATTACATTCATGGTTTCTTCATGATTTTCACTACAAATCCAAGGAATAAAAGTCATATCAATTCCACCAACCTTTGTATTTGTCGGAGAACTATAAGTTTTAATATTTGAATAAGTCTTGAGAAGAAGATCTGGAGAATTTACATGATTGGTATTCTTATAGTAACAATCATGATTTCCCACAATCATATGAACTTCATACTTACGAAGAGGTTCAAATACAACTCTCTTTGCCCATTCTAGACTTTGGTAATCAATTGACTTGCGACTATCAAAAGCATCACCCATATGAATGACTGCCTCTACCCCATATTGCTCTAAGGCAGGAAAGAAGACATTCTGATAAAAAAGTTCAAAGTGATCATGAAGATGCTTAGAACCTTTTTTGGCACCGTAGTGAGTGTCTGTGATGATAGCAATTTTCATCTATTGTTACTGCGATACTGGATTGCGTCCTTCATACTATTATAGTCTGAATTGTTCCCAGAAAGCAAGTTGTCATCAATCATCATAACCTCATCAAATCCAGTCCGTTCGATGATTTTATTTTTAATCTCCAATTGCTTCTTTTCTTTTTGAATCCTACGCAAAAATGCATAGTGAATAATTTGAGTAAAATATGCAAAAGGGTTCTGTGACCTTTCTGGATTAAAGTTATGAATATACTGAACGCAATTTTCTATTCCATCAGAAATCATATCTTCACGGAACATGTAATTGACAAAATTTGGTTTGTATGATAAATGAGTAGCAATCTTTAAGAAGCATTCACCCAAGTAATTTGATATTTGTGGTTTCGGTGACCCAGATTCTTTAGACTTAATATACTTTGCCCTATACACCACCATTGCTTCTAACAACTCCTTATTATTTACGTAATGCTCCGATTTCTTTTTTGCCATGACATTATTCTATTAATAAAAAAATATTATATACATTATAGCACCAATGTTAAGGACTTGACAATACATGCAAATATCAGTAGAATACCTTTGTTGGGTTTAAAGATGAGATTTAGCTTTCTTTATGATTCTTAAATATATCTTCCAGATTCTTACGAGCTTCATCAACAGATGATAGATATCCCATCTGATCAGATAATTTAACTTGACCACTTATATTTTCTGATATCATCTCTTCATCACTATTTTCAATAAATTTATTGTAGCAATTTATTATCAATTTATCATCAACTTCTGTCATCGTAATAATTTTATCAAGTTTAATTACGAAAAAATCATCAGGTGGTACTTCCATCCATGGTTTTATTTTTAGTAACTGACCAGAATTTCTCATAATAATTTTAATTACTACGGGATTTTGTAAAATAATGATAGGATCTCCATCATTTTCATCAATGGAAATTAATGCAAAAATTTCTTCACCACTAATTAATTTAATGCTGCTGTAAAACTCTTCTCCCATCATTCTTTTAGCGGTATGTTTACAATATCGTAATTAAAGTTTTCTTCGTTATAGATTTTAATTCTTTCGATTAAATGATTGAGTGTGTAATTTTTTCTTGACTTATAACTGATATCATCGGCAATATCATACAAAGTTGCTTTTACTTTGTTTTCGCCCTTTCTAAGGACTCGGCCGATAGATTGAAGATTTCTAATTCTCGATTTCGATGGTGACGCAAACACAACATTATGTAAGTTACGAATATTAATACCGGTAGAAAAAGTCCCATAAGATGCCACAATAATTGCGTTTGATTCTTTCTCGGTTATTTCACGAACTCTTTCTCGTTCCTCAGTTTCCACTCCACCATGAATGAAGAACACATGGCGTTCATCAACCTTATTAGTATTTATGAGATCGTATAAAGGTTGTCCATGACCTTCTACTCTTGAAAATAAGACAAGAGTATTTCCTTTTAAATCTAATGTGAGATTTTTAATAAAGTTATTTCTTTTTTGGTGATTAATAATATACTGAACCTCATCCTCAAATACTTCAAACCTATTTGGTGGATGCTTCAATAGTAGTATTTTGATATCCAATTTAGCAAGATGACCTTTCTTCATCAGTTCATCTGTATTAATAATCTTGTATGAAGGTCCAAATAATCCTTCCAATACCCACTTGTGAGTTTGACTTCCATCTAGCGTTCCAGTGAATCCAAAGCGATATTTTGCATCACAAAGTTTTGTCATTATAGATATTAATGACTTGGATTTAAATTGGTGTGCCTCATCTCCTACGACTACATTAAATCTGGAAAAATACTGCTTGGGCAATTTGTAAATACTTTGCCAGGTGGTAATAATAACTTGGGAATCAGTTTCTCTTTCCTTACCAGCGTATATCTTGTGGCAGTATGAACCAACATCCCATCCATAATCTGCAAAATCTTTATACATTTGTTCTACAAGGGAAGTCGTCGGCACAACTATCAGAATATTTTGCTGCTT